TGGTATGACTAAAATTGGAAATACATCAGCAACATTTGAAGTTGAAGCAAGAACATATAACGTGTTTAGAGGTGATGAAGAAGTTATTCTTAAAACACATATGACATTTGTTCGAGTAGATGATGAGGGTGTTCCAATTCCTATTTCAGAACAAGTTAAAAGAGAATTTAACCTACCAGGAATAAAAATATGAAACATTTCATAGTTTATTTATTAACTTGGATATCTCAAAATTTGTCCATACCATTCTGGATGGTAGGACATGTTCATTTAACTATGAATATATATCAAGACATATATGAAATCCTTATGTCCTTTGGTATGAATATTATTGTAGCAATTGGATTTTACTTAGACTATAAAAAATATAAAAATGAACAAACAACAACAACCCCCACAAATGAACATTAATGTTGACTTGAATAAATCTCAAGCAATTAAATCTCCTGAAGGTAACCAATTATTTGGTCAAGCAGTAGTTTTACGTAAAATCTCTAAATTTATTACAGGTACATCTGAAGATGCTGTAGTACCTATTCCAGTATTTTATGATATTGCTACCGGTAAAGTATTATTAGAAATGTTACCTAAAGAATTAAGAGAAGAATTTACAGAAGAATAAAATGACAATATTCGACTGGCTGAATCAGGTTACTTACGAGAAGAAAGATTGGAAGAGTTTTACAGAAGATCAACAAGCTTCGTTCAATTCTTACATGGTTCATAGATTTCTTAGTATGTATGAGGGATATATTGATATAACAAATGTTGTACAAAAATTCCCTTATACTGAAAAAGAAACCATCTATAACACATATAAATCTATGATCCCAAAAAAGAAAATGTTTTTAAAATACATTAAATCTACTCGTAAAAAAACGTCTGATTCATTGCTAGTTCATATTGCTGATCACTTTACGTGTGGGCTTGGAGAAGCAGAAGAATTTACGTATATTTTACGAAAAGAAGGTGTAGAACATATTCTTTTACAACGTGGTATTGAAGAAAAAGAAATTAAAAAACTATTAAAAGAATTAGTTATATGACAAAAAATTCAGACATTTGGGGAGTTACAATATTTGATTCACCATCAATTCCTATAAGTGAAAATACTCAAAAAGCAGTAGAAGATTTTGAAAATACTTATCCTACTTTAGCTAAAGCATGGAAAGAAACTCAACAAGAACAGTATGAATTATTTGCTAAAAAAATGTTGGACTATGGTTTAGGAAATATTTCATTAGGTACTAATCTTGAAGAACCTGAAGATATAAAATTATCTATTACAGGTATCTGGCTTCGTTGTAATGATAAAATTAATCGCTTAAAAAATCTTATTAAACGTGATGGTAAAAATTATGTTGAAGGTGAAGCATTAATTGATAGTTTTATAGATATTGCTAACTATGGTATTATTGCTATGTTAGTAATGAAAGGTAAATGGAAAAAATAATATGAGTAGAATTAATACCATAAACCATATTATAAAAAAATATGAGTTTAATAAATATTTAGAAATAGGAATTAGATTCCCAGATGATTGTTTTAACCATATCGAATGTGAATCAAAAGATTCAGTTGACCCTGGATATGAAAATAGTAATAACCCCGCTATTTATCCTTATACCTCAGATTTATTTTTTAATTTGTTAGAAACAAATCAAACAGATAAATCTAGTGATTATAAATGGGATGTTATTTTTATTGATGGTCTTCATATTTCACATCAAGTAGAAAAAGATATTTTAAATTCATTAAACCATTTATCAGAAAATGGAGTAATAATTTTACACGATTGTAATCCTCCTACTATTGATCGTGCAGTAGAAGATTTTTGGGGCCAACCTTGGAATGGAACTGTTTGGAAATCAATTTATAAACTTAGATGTAGTAAACCTGATATAGATATTTGTGTTTTAGATTGGGACGAAGGTGTAGGTATTATAAAAAAAGGTAATCAAAAATTATATAGTTTTAATAATCCATATTTTGAATATAGATTATTTGAAAAAGAAAGAAATCAAGCTATTAATTTAATATCCCCACAAGATTTAGATTTATGGTTAGATAATCCATTTTACAATGAATAAACCTATTTTAATTTTTTGCCATAATTATTTAGTTAATGATTGGGATGTTATTGTTAAAGAACAATTATTATTACTTTTAGAAACTAAATTATATCAACATAGTACTGAAATACATTATTGTGTTTTTGCTCATGAAGATCATAGTTATAGAGCTTTTGTAAATATAGTAACTCAAAATGATCCTTTAAATAAAATAAAAATAATTAGACATAAAGAAAATAAATATGAACATTTAACAATTCAATATCTTTATAAAAATATAAATAAATATGAAGATGCTTATGTTTTATATTATCATACTAAAGGAAGTACTAGTATTGATAATTTTATAAAAGAAAAATATAGTGATATTCCTTCTAATCAATTAGAAATTACTTTAAAAAAACTAAAATCAGAAAATATTACATCCTGGAGAAAACTATTAGAATATTTTACTATAGAAAAATGGGAAGAATGTATACATAATCTACTCCATTCAGATATCGTTGGAGCTCTTTATTGGAGAAACGAACAAGCATTAAAACACAAATATTTTTTTAGTGGAAATTTTTGGTGGAGTAAATCTTCATATCTAAAAACACTCCCAGAAATTAATATTAATGGTGACAGAATAGAATCAGAAATGTGGGTGTGTTCTAAACCTCATAAATGGGTTAATTTATATGAAAGTCCTACTACAAACGCTAATCATTACTGTGTTTATTTTGATCCACAAAACTATAGAAAATAAATTATAAAAATATGCATCCATCAGCTTACAAAAACGCAAAAAAATTTTACCACAATTATTGTGAAGAAAATATTGAAAATAAAAAAATATTAGACATTGGTTCATACGATGTAAATGGAACTGTAAAACCTATTTTTGAAAAAGGAAATTATATTGGAATAGATATGGAAGAAGGTCCAAATGTAGATATTGTATCTGATGCTCATAATATTCCTTTTGAAGATAATTATTTTGATATTATATTATCAACATCTTGTTTTGAACATGATGATATGTTTTGGGTTACTTTTTTAGAAATATGTAGAATTACTAAACCTGGAGGATTTATCTATATTAATGCTCCTTCAGAAGGAGATTATCATGGATACCCAGGAGATAATTGGAGATTTTATATTGATAGTTGGAAAGCTTTAGAAAAATGGGCACATAGAAATAATCAAAATATTAAATTATTAGAAAGTTATATAGATAATGATAAAGGAGATTCAGACCATGATGTATGGAAAGATTCTATTGGAATTTATGTAAAAATATAAATTATATTATAAATAGGTTTTGGGAAAAAAGAAAAAAATACCACAAGTTGTAAAACAAATACAAAAACAACCACTACGAGAAATAAATTACGCTTCAGAAAAAGCAATATCTTATAGTCAATTTTCAGTATTTGCTCATTGTCCTCGTAAATGGAGTTTACAGTATAGAGACGGTCACTACACGTCTGAATCATCGATTCATATGACGTTTGGTACAGCGTTGCATGAAACATTACAGCATTATATAACAACTATATACAACGTTAGTGGCGCTGAAGCTGACCGTATCAACCTAGAAGAATATTTTTATGATAAATTAGGTGAAATATATAGAAAAGACCTTAAATCAAATAAAAATGTTCATTTTACCAATCCAGAAGAATTAAATGAATTTTACGAGGATGGACTTGAAATAATTAGATTTCTTAAGAAAAAAAGAAACATTTATTTTGGTAAAAGAGGATGGTATTTAATTGGATGTGAAGTACCTCTTATGGTTAATCCAAATCCTACTTATCCAAACATTTTATATAAAGGATATTTAGACGTAGTATTGTATCATGAAGGTACAAATTCATTCAAAATCTTAGATATTAAAACATCTACTAGAGGTTGGGGCGATAAAGAGAAAAAAGATGAAATTAAACAATATCAACTTATACTCTATAAAAAATTCTTTGCTCAACAATTTAATGTTCCTATTGATAATATTGATATTGAATTCTTTATTGTAAAACGTAAAGTTTGGGAACAATCCGAATTCCCAATATCTAGAATACAAGAATTTAAACCAGCAAGTGGTAAAGTTAAATTGAATAAAGCATATACAGCAATTAATGATTTTGTTGGTATAGCATTTAATTCAAACGGAACACATAATAATAAAATTCATTTACCTAACCCATCAGCTCATAATTGTAAGTTTTGTCCTTTTAAAGATAATAAAGAATTGTGTGATAAGGGGTTACTTTAAGGAATCCCTATATATTTATATATATT